TCCTATCTTGTTGTTGCTCAAGTAAAAATAAATAGCCATAACCATCCAAAGTTATAAGACCATCACAAGTTACACTCCAAGTTGCCGTATCGTTCTTGTATTCTCTATACCAAGCACTCGTTTGGCTTGTTACCTCTTTTTGGTCAACACTTACACTAAATGTGCAATTTGTAGAACACGAAAAAGCAATATCCCTACCTGCTGGATAAGCACCTGAAGGTGGTTCAAAGTAGTATAAAATTATATTGTTGCCCTGTACTTTATCTGCCATATTGCAAATTTAATCTTTTTATGAATCTATGTATTTTATTGTTTCAGTTGATTCGTTATCTACATCCGTAATCTCTATAATTTGCATTGAATCAACTTCATCTATTTGTGGAATAATACTTGCTCTATTTAAAAGGAACTTTTTACCATCGTAAGTTAAAGGAGTTGTATTTGGGTCAGTAACTAAATAAACTTTATCTAAATAGTTTAGTCCTTTTTCAGTTTGAAATGAACCCAAATCCGCTTCTAATGTGCCAAAATTCTTACTTAATAAATTTGAATATTGTCTAGCTATAAGCATTTGTAATAAAGGGAAACTTTCAACATTTGGATATCTAAACCAATTTTTTAACACATTACCACTTGAATCATATAAAACACCTAAATTATTAGTTAATAATCCTACTGTGTATCTAAATTCAGCATAACTGCCATAATCTTGTTTTAATTCTTTTATATTGTTATTTCCTGTTCCTATTTCTCTTGTAACATTAATTGAATTTGTAATAAATGAACCTTGTGTCAATTTTACATTTCTAAATAAAATAGCATTGTGGTCAGTTCCTTGTTGGCAAAATATTTTAATTAAAACATAACCACCCCATTGCAATCCAACACCAACAGGAATTGCTGGATATGTCATATTAACACTTATTGAATATGAATTAAATTCATCTCTATATGTATCAGGAGTAAATGGATTATCTATTGTAAGATATGTTTGAGTTGTTTGCCAAGTATTTGCACTATTATAATAATATGATGTAACACCCCTCACTAATCTTATCTCTACTTTACCAACTATATTAGGTAGCATTATGTGTTCTAATGATAATGTAAATTCTGGTCCAACCATATATGGTGCATATAGTGTTGCACTAAATGGAACAGGTGGTACATTTTGTAAATATGCAGTTGCACCAGCCGATGCAGATGTTAAAAGATTTATATTATTAAAATTAGAATCAGGTACAACTTCAATTAAATTAGTTGGATATGTTCCTGTTGAATAATACAAAAACCATCCAAATACTGACAAAGAATCAGGAGTTGGTGTATAGTTTTGCAATCCTTTAAATGTTCCATTATGAATATAATTATTAGGATAATTAAAATCGTATGTTAATTTTATTTTTGGATATCCTTTTCTAACTATTTTGGTTTGACTATTATTTATAAAATGAACATTACCTTCTGCGTATGGCTCAATAGTTACATCTTTATCAAATACACCGCTTCCTGCATTAGCTAAACTTGGATAAATTTGATAATTAGTATAGTATCTTGTATCATTTGCCATTTCGTTGATAGCTAATAATTGCCATTTACCATCCGATTGAAATAACCTACAACCAAATGATTTAACAATATTTTCAAGTACTTGATAGTATGTTACTCCTTGAATATCCCTTCTATATTGATATGTTTGGTCAAATGGTTCTTCCGATGAAGCATCATCCCTTGTGTACATTCCTTCAGCATAATACGAACACGATGTCAATAAATCAATAGCTTCAGGATATAATATTGCATTTAATATTTCTGCAATTATATCCATATAATTAAATAAAGAATTAACTGTTTGTTCTTCTACAAAATCAAATGTATTGTATTCTAAAAATGATAACCCATCTATGGCAATCATATCTACTTGAATATATCCTGTTGTAAATGGTACTTGAACATAGTCATTAAATAAAAATCCACACCATAGCAAAGTATCTTCATTTAATAATTTAACAAAATACTTTCTATCATCAAAACTTAATAATTGCGGAAAATCATCATAATTTTCATCCGATACAAGAAAAGAAATATTTAATTGAGATGAAACTATTGCTGCCAATGGTTCATCTTCACTTGCATTAGAATTTAATTGAATATTTACTGCATCATAATTTATTACTAAATCAGTAGTATAATCTCTTTCGTAAATATCTACATATAAATTTGTTCCATCTCTCAATGCTTGTGTTAATCTATATTTTATTCCGTATGCCATTATACTAAACTTATGTTTTGACCTTTTAAGAATGATGATTTTTGCGTTCTATTTATTGCAACCAATAAATCTTGTCCTCTTAATACAAATGAACCGCCTCCAGCATTTCCGCCACCACTCATTGCACCTGCACTAAATGTAGTGTTAAGCATTCCGCTTAATTTACTTAAAGGTATAACGGCTTCAGGACCAGCTTCTCCAATTAATGCCATTGAAGGACCATTTGTAATACCTCCTGTTGCTCTTGGACCTGAATAACCAAATGCACTTTGTAAAGCACCACTAGCAGCAAAAATCGCTTTTAGTTCAGGGAATGCAGTTAGTATAGCTTGAAATATTGTTGCTTGAATAACCGCAGAAGCGATTGACATTGCAATATTTCTAAACATTTGACCAACCGCCTCTAATGGATTAGTTCCTTGCTCCATAGCATCAAAAACACTCATTAAACCATTTGTTACACTTCCAGCTAATAAATTAGCAAAGTTTTCGTAACTGTTGTTTAATTCTTTTAATTTTTTTTCTTCTAAATCATAATTACGTACATTTTCTCTTACAACCTTTCCTATACTATTTTTATATGGGTCTGCATTATCCTTTCTAAATTTCTTTGTAAATTCACTTTCTTTTACAGGTGCATCTTTATATTCAAATTCAATATAAGACAAGTCTAATTTTTGAAATCTTTTCTTATATGTTTCAATATCCATTAATTGTTTAGCTAATTCATATTTTAAATTAGCAGAAAATTCAACTAAAGCATCTATTGTTTTATCTGCTCCTTTTTTAACTGTATCAGGAGTATCAAATTTTAATACATCAGATAATGTTGTAAATAATGATGATTTTGCTCTTTCAATAGCTTTTTGAGCATCTAATAATGGTTTTACATATCTTGCATCAACTTGACCTCTTAAATATTCGGTTGTAATACCTTGTTCTAATTGTTTTGTAGTTGCTAATTGTGCATTTCTTTCTTTTTGTCTTTCATCTATTAATTTCTTATAAGCAGTATTAGCAGCAGTTAAAGCATCTATATAATTTTTTTCTTTACCAATTGCATCTTTTTGAACGGCAGCTAAATTATTTATTGAGTTTAAATACTTGGCAGTATAAGAATCAATATTTTTTACATCTAAATCTTGTATTTGTTTATTATCTGAATATAGTTTTTTAAACTCTTTTAAGGCGTTTTTTCTTGTATTAATATCAACTCCTTTATTTGATATAATACCGCCTAATGCTCCACCTAATAATTGACTTGATTGAGCAGCACCTGATATTTTATAAATATCATCATTTAACTTTTTAAGTTCTTCTCTTAATTCTTTTATTTTTTCGGATGAACCTGAAAATGCTTCTCCTATTTGTTTAGAAAATACAACTGCTAAAGAAGATACTATACCTAATACAACACCAAGTCCTGCTGGACCTGCTAACCCATCTATCATTGCAGTTAAAGCCTTTTTAGTGCCTCCTTCCGTTTTGGCTAATCGTTGGAATGATTCCAACATTGGGTTAAGGTTATTTGCTATACCTATAATTCCATAAGGAGCATCTTGAGCAATCCTTGAAAAGTTTACAAGTGATTGAGTTGCATCACCCATTGGTTTTGTAGTTTCACCAATTCTGCTATTTAAATGTGCAATTTTATTTTCAAGAAATGTAATATTAGTATTTAAAGCAGTAATTGCACCAACATCAGTTGACTTTTTTAAAGTAGCTTGAAATTGTCTTAATTGATTTTGTGCTTTTATTAATTCAGTTTGTAATACCGAAACATCCGCATCAATACTTATCCAAAACTTATCAAATGACTCTGCCATAATATTTTAATTTACTCCGTACAACTTTAGTGTCCTTGCCAATTGGTCGCTTGTTAACATTACCTTTTCTTCTTCTACTTCCAAATCATCAATCGCTGGTATGTTCCAAAAAGACTTTATACTCTTGGGTGATTTTTCAGTTGTGTTACTTAAATATACAATATAGGCAAGGTTTCTAGTCCTTGCCCATTCGTTTAACTCTTGTTTTTCTTTACCCATTACGATAATAGAAAAGTCCTTCCAAGTCATATCCCAAAACTCATTGGGTCTTATATTGCATTCAGCAGCCTTAACTAAAATATCATCCCACCCTAGCTTTATTAGGCTTTTTTTTTTCTTCTTTAGGTGTTCCTTGTACTGCCATAACTGTATGTTCTACAATGTATTTTAAGTACAAAAGGATTTGTCCTTCAGGATTAAAAATACCGCCTATTTCATCAATCCAATCGCAAACATCATCTTCGGTAAATTCCACTTCTTGTTTGTTAGTAATACAACCTGATTTATATCCGATGTGTATTAATTTAACAATGTTATCCAAGTCATATTGGTTACCACCTAAAAACTCAAAGTACTTATCTATTGTGATGTCTTTTGCTTTACAAAATTCCCTCATTGACCAAGTACCCCATTTTAATTGAATTGTTTTGTTGTTTAGTTTTAATTCAAACATAGGTTTATGCAGTTTCAGTTTGTGTTAATGGTGGCAATGTTACTACGAAAGTTGCAGTAAATTTAACATCATCTTTATCAGCAGCGTTTACTTCAAAGTCGCTAATAAATACTTGACCTGAATAAACAATATCACCTGTGGTTGGTGTTGCTTTACCCATCTTCATATTGAAGGAAGTTTTAGCAGCGTGAGCAGCATACAATTGTTGATAAGAATCCTTACTTGGACTTCCTGTTTCATCAATTGCAAATCCTTCGCCTTTGAATGATTGAGTAAATGAAGGACCAGCTTGATATTGGTCTCCACATTTTGAAGTTGCATCAATAGTGTTTACAGTTGATGTCATTGAGTTTGTTGTAAGACAAGCAACGGCTTTGAATGTTGCGTCATTGTCTATGTCAGCGGTAAGAATATAATCTCTTGCTGATACTTTTGTTTCTGCCATTTTATTTTAATTTTGAGTTATTATTAAATTATAAGTTATTATTGTTCTCCATATATTATCCGAAGGATTTAAACCATCCAAATTTCTAATTGCACCCACCACCAAACTTGTAGCATAAAACCCATTTGTAAGGGTAATATTCGTTTCCGAGTTGATTGCAGCTAGTATTAAATCGCTTATTGTTTCGGCTCTTTTATATCCAAAGTTACTATTTTTTATTACAATGTCAACATCAATGGTAACCGAGTTAGTGTAACTGATTTTGCCTTGTTCTTGTGCCGATGCCCTTCCGTTCATAATTACATATTCATTCACTCCGTTATCAGGTGCGTAACCATCGTAAACAGGCAATCCGCTTGAACTTGTTAAGTTGGTATAAAACCATTTCTTTATTTCTATATTAGGATTTAACATTCTTTATTACTTTTTGTATGTTCTTTCTCAAAATAGGTATTTCACTTTCAAATGCAGGTATTAGGTAGGGTCTTGGTCGTAGGTTTATTTTATATCCTTTTGTTCCTTTAAATTGCATAGCAAAATCTTCATATCCAGCAGGAACGCTAACTAACCCTCCTGTTCCAAATTCAACATAAGGTGCATATTTTAAACGACTGCCAACTGTATATACAATTCTTTTATCCTTAAAAACACTTTCTAATTGAATTGAATTTCTTAATGTACCATTATCAACAGGGGATGCCCTTCTTGCTTTACTTTGAATATTCAACGCAGATGCGTTAACCTCATTAGCAACTTCTTTCTCCACTTGTATAGGTAGTTTACCCAATTTTTTAATTAGTGCATCTAAACCTTCAATTTTAAATGAAATATCATTTGCCATTAGAAATACATTAATATTTCGTAAAATCTAAATTGGTTTTCTACATCCTTCAAAGAATGAATTACATAAGTATCGCCTTCTGCCAATATTTTGTAGTTATTTGTGATTGTAACATCATAACGGACAAATAGCTTTGCAGCCCTTGTAT